CCCATATCTTGAGGAGTGAAGTCAAAGCAAGAACCAGAAGTACTTGTTGAATTAGTTAAACCAAGACCAGAAAGACCAGCAGCAGTGATACCAGTGTGAGCAGTATAAAGCTTTTGATAACCAGCTTCATCTGTGTTAGCACCAGTCCATACACCAGGACCATTAGGGAAGGTTTTGCCTCCTGAACAGTTTGTATCGTTGTAAGGTGTACATGCAAGAGCGTCTTGGTCATAGAAATAACGAAGAGCAAAAGCAAGACCAACAGGACCGCTCATTGGCTGAACGCCTACGATTTCATGAGTGATAAGCTCAGGGAATGTACGACGAATCATAGGAATGAGAGTCTTTGGAAGACGCGCATCACCAGGAGCATACCAGTCAGTGTTACCACCAGTACCCGGTCCTTGATTACCGTATTGACCATAAACTGTAGGAGCAGTACCTTGATCAGTACCACCACCGTATACGGATGAACCCGCAACGCCACCTGCACCGAATGTACCACCTGCGATTTGTCCTGTTTCTTGAACAAGAGAACGTGGCATGTGACCATTTTGACGAAGCCAATTTTCTTGGTTTTCGCACATAAGAGCAGTCGCAAGACGTTTTTGGTATCCTTCGATTACTTTGGTTTGATTATCAGTAAAATCTAAGATTTTACTCCATTTTGAAATTAACGCTTTACCCCTTTCTCTTGAAATGAGAGAGGGAGCCGAGTCTACGTAGTTTGAAGCTAGTGATTGCATATATTTTATTTATTTGTTTTTGATTATTTTCTGAAATTTAAGCCACTTAAATACAAATCTTCCATTGGGTTCTGCGGATTAGATTGATTTTGTGTCTTATTTTCTGATTCTTTGATGAATTCATCGGCTACCCTGTTCCGATCAACGATATAAGTTTTCTTTTCGCTAAGAAGTGCAGATTGTTTAGCTTTTTGTTCTTGACGACCAAACATATCTATAGCGTATTCGAAATTTTCTTGAATGAATTTTGCAGACTTACCTTCGAGGCGAGAGCGTACAAAACGCGCAACTTCAACTGGAAGATTCGAGGTTTTTTCTGCAAGAACTTTTTTACTTTCTGCAATGAATTTTCCTTTTTTAAGTTCTTCATTCTCTTTAAGAAGAGTGTCCATTTGACGCTTACCGTCTACAAGTGCTTCTTTAATGTTATTTTTGATGTATTTTTCATCAACACCAAGAATCTTACGAGCTTCTTCAATTGCTTTAAGAGCATATTGATTTCTTGCAGCTTCTTCGATTTCTTGTTTTGGAATATTTTTCTCAATATACAAATCAAGGAATTCATCAACAGATTCTACAAGAGTGTCACGATGCTTAATTGCAGTATTAGCAATAAGATTTTTGTAACCTTGATGAACGGTAATAAGTTTTTGGTCATAATCTTCCATGATTGCATTAACAACCATTTTGATTTTTTTAGTGTGATCAGCATCAATTGCTGAGATTGCTTTTTCTGAAACGGTTTTGAATTTTTCGTACTGTGTTTTCACAGCATTTTCAACTTCTAATTCAACACGCTCCTGAGCCTTAGCATTTACTTTTTCTTCAACGAGCGAAGAAATTGCTTTCAAAGTGTCTTCGGAAAGAATTTCCTTATCCACAGATTCGAAAATAGATTTGAGTTCTGTTAGCATATAATAGTTACTTATAATAAATTATGTATTTTCTTTTGAAAAAGACCTCTTAACTTTTTCATATTCTCTAGATAATGTGTTTTTAACTTTACTTTTAACAATATCTCTTAATTCTTTATCCGCTGCTGCTCTATTTTCTGTACCAAGGTTATATAGCATTTGTGCGATTTTTGACTTTATTTGAGGTTCCATAGGTAATCTTATTTACATTTTTATTTAAAAATTTGATTTTATTGAATTCCTGTGTTAAGTTATATTCTATGGCAAACCTAAAACTAACTAAATTTGGTCATGAATACTGCAATCCTTGTAAAGTATTGAAACCTATTCTTAATGAAATTGTAACTCAATTTGGTGACAAGATTCAATTTGAAGATGTTGATACATATAACTCTGATCCGCAAGTTCTAACAAATGCAGGAATTCGAGCAGTTCCAACGATTATCCTCTCAAAAGATGGAAATGAAGTTTGGAGACATGTTGGACTAACTAACAAAGATTTTATAGAAAAAAAGATAAATGAAAATCTATAATAAAAAAGAGGCAGATTATTTCTGCCTCTTTTTCTTTAATCTTTTCTCCATTTTACTTAATTCCTTATAATATTCTGGAAATTCACTTAAATGGTCTTTTGCTATTTTTAAAGTTTCTTCTTTTGGTTTTTTATGTTCCTTTTCTGTTTTATAGCCTTTTGCTACTTCAGATTTACCAAATTTAGAAACTAGTTTTTTAAATAATTGGTCAAATTTACTTGTCATACATCAGTTCCGTGATCTTCAATAATCTCATTAGCTAAGTCACGAATTTTATCTGCACATTTTTCTATTTTTTTACGAAAGCTCTTATACATAGACTCTTTTGCAAGATCATCTAAATCAGAAACAATTGATAAGATTTCTCTTGCAACTTCTACATGACTTTCGGCAACATCGTCTGAGTCTTCGTCACACTCGTATTCTTCATCTTCCATATCTTCTTCTTCCTCGCGAGTGCTTGTAATAGCTTTTAAAGGAGAAAGTGGAAGAGCTTGACGTATAACACCTAAAATAGAAGGTGATAACATACTTTCATAAATTTGTTCTAGGTTTTTTGACATTAAATTGTTACGAGAAACTTCTCAAGAGACTCACGAATATATTCGTTAATTGCATCTCTATGTTTTGATGGATATTTAGCTAATTTCTTTTCTAATGCACCGTATGCCTCTGCAACACGACCATCATCAGAAATAATATATTCTTTATTTTCAAGAATACCGTTTACAAATGCTGTTGCAACAGAAGGATCAAAAACGTTGTCTACAAGAAGAACGATTGGACTTTTAACAATATTAAAGCCGTCTGTGCTTTCAGAAATTTGACCAAGGCATTTAGTAGATTTACCAAATTTAACACCATCATGAACAAGTGACTCAAGAATTTTACCAGATGGAGTACTAAGAATTAAAGATTTTCCAATATAAAAATCAGAATCATGTTTATCTCTTTCAAGACTAACAATCTTATCTGCAAGTTTACCTAAATCAACATCAGGGTTGCTGCTATGATTTAATTCGCCTCCACCACGGTTTTGCTGTACATATTCTCTGATATATGTATCAACAGCAGGAACCATTTCTTCTTCCATGTAGTTACGACGATTTTTGTTTCCGCGATTCATCATAACGTACTGACCACGGATATAAGTTCTTTTTTCGTTGTCTCTATTAGTTTGTTCTGATAGAAATTCCAAATCGTAATTTGGTTGCTCAACAATGAGTTTTCTGGATATAATCATACACTTATTTATAAGATTCAATAATATTTTCCATATATCGAATCGTTTGGAGTATCAAAATCTTCTTTTGCTTCCTCGTCAGCAGTTGTAGGTGATTGATCTATTACAATAATAGGGTTATCAATAGAACTTTCGATTTTTCCATAATCTCCAGAATCCACAGGTCCACCAAGGAATTTCTCTTGTGGAGCACCCGGTTCGTAAGAGTTGTCGTAACGTTTTGCAGTTATTTTCCAAACAAAATGACCGCCCATAAAATCAGCAGGGTTGATTGCATCGTGTTTTTCTGTAATCTCAAAAACTATTGGAGATTGTTCAAGTGGACGATCACATGAGGAGTCATCTATAACAAATAAATCTCCTGCAAGAGGAATAACTTCTCCCCAAATTTCACGAAAATTTTGAATTGGAATATAAATTACTATATCAAGATCACTCATAACACCAAATTTTGTTAAAAATGTAGAATAACTTTGAAAATCTATCACAGCTTTCAGTTTTCTTGGACCACGATAACGAGCAACAGGATTTTCACCATATATTTCGTTTTGATCTTGAAGACTGTATCCTGTGCTCCAATAAGAAATAGGCATTCCATAATTAGATGCATAGTTTGCAACCATTCCACGATAATTACTTTTTACATTAGAAATTGTATTATCGCATTTTGATACATAAGGATTTTCGTTTGTTGGAATACCCGTGTTTCCTAAATCAGTAACTCTACTTTGTTTAGGATTAAAAACAGGATTTTTCTTTAGTGGGTCAAAAACGAATGGAACATTATACGCCATATTTATATTTAACGATTCTGTGTTATTAACTTTATAATAGTTTTGCGATGCTCCATTGGAAGTTTGAAGAAATCTTCGATGGCTGTTGCCCATAACTCTTGATCGTTGGACATTCCGTATTCTCCAGACCATTTCGCAACATCTCTTAGAAATATTCTAATATTCGTATTTTCGTTGTTGGCACCTCTACCAGTTAGATCGCCATAACGTAATTTATCAGATACTTCTGATTTGTTTTTAATGAGCTGATTTTCTTTATACATATCTTCCATAAGTTTCACCACTGATAATCCATCAGGTTTTAATTCATTAGAAACCCAAAGATAATCATAAATTACATCCGGTTTATTCAATATAGATTTTATTTCGGATATTTTTAATTTTTTAAATTTCGGATATATGTAATTGCGTGTCCACTCAGTTGCTAAAGATTTCCAATATTCCAAGGGTCTTTTTTTACGATAACCTGGTATATTATTGAATGTATTTTCTAGACCACGTGTGACATCAATTAAGATTGTATCGTATATAAATTTTTTATCTTTACTCAATATTTCCTTAATATAAGTTCTATTACGTTGTTTAAATTTCTCAACTATTTCATTTGTATCAAAATGCTTAATAATATCTTCAGAATTCATAACTGTTTCATGTCTTCTATGTCTATTATTTGAATCGTATACACCTACTATAAAATTTGGAGAACCTTTTATGATATAAACATTATAAGTTCCTGCTTTTATTAAATATCCATCTAAACACGTAATATCTTTAGTAGATACAAGATTGTATATAGAAATTCCGTGAGGGATATATTTAATGGTTTCTGAAGTTAATTTAATTTTACTAATAAGTAATGATCTTACCACTGGAGAAAAAGATAGACTACTGAAACAATTTTTCCAACTATTTATTATTTGTGTCTCTTCTAAAGGTGTAAATTTTTTATCACTTTGTACATAATTAACTATATCCTCCACATTTTCTACACCTTTGGATAGAATGCTTTTGTAAAATGTTTCTACAGCATCTTTAAACTGTTTAGAGTTGTTGAACATCCATACATGCGCCCATTCATGTACTAATACAACGGTGGTAAATTTATTAAACCGTAATAGTGTTTTTAAATCTATTTTTATATATTTTATAGATGTTCCGCTCATATGTTTACTAGGTTCATTATCACCTTTACGAAATTGTTTGATCCTTCTTCCAAATGCCTGTCCTGCAACGTCTTGACCATCTAAATCTTCGATTACTACATTCACATGCATTTTACGGAATCCTATCTTAGCTATCTGATTTCTTGCATCTTCACACGCTTCACCAATTTTAGATTTGATATTTTCGAAAAATTCCATATCATATCCAGTATGAGGATTTTCTAAAATACTCTTAGAAACAAATACCGAGAACATTGGAAAATCAGCAAGGTGCTTTATATATTTTGATTTTCTGAATCTAGCCTCTTCAATAGTTACTAATTTATATAACTCTTCAAACTTCATGTATTTATTTACATAAATAGTTACTAATTTATATAACTCTTCAAACTTCGTATATTTATTTACATAAATAGTTCTAATGGAGGATTACAACTACAATTTTGAAAAAAGAAACTTACTTTTACATTTCGTTTCCGCATTTGATGGGGTAAAAATTAAAAGATTTGACGGTTCTAAATTTTCAAAAGAAGTTATAAAGGTTCCTTTTGTTTATTCTCCAAAAAGCCATATTCTTAATGATGTTATAGGTGTTACAGATTCTATTCGTCTTCCAATTATGGCAGCAGAGATAAAATCTGAGAGTCGTGATAATACACGAATAAAAAATAAAATAGATAAAATAGTTTATAAAAACAATAACGGATCATATGTATCTCTTCAAGCAATACCTTGGAACATAGAAATCGAAATGACTATTCTTACAAAGTTTCAAGAAGATATGGACCAAATTATTCAAAACTTTTCTGTTAATACAAATCCATATGCAATAGTTTCGTGGCAAGAACCAAAGTCTGGCAGAGAAATAAGAACAGAGATACTTTGGAAAGGTGATGTTTCTTTAGAATATCCTGCAACTGCAAATTATACTCCAAAAGAACCACCTTTTAGAGTTACTGCATCAACATCATTTACTATTAAAGGGTACTTGTTTAAAACTTATATAGAAAATCCAAAACCAATTTGTTTAATAAACACTGACATTTCTTTTACAGATGAATTTTTCTGTAACTATAAAACTCTTACTGCATATATTGATAGTTCAACAACAGAATCGTATTCTATAACTGGTAGACCTGTTCTTAAGTTTATTTCACCATATTATATAAAGGAAGGAACCTCGCCAATTATTACAATAACAGGATATAGTTTTCATGATACTATTGGAATTTATGTTAGTGGTTCTAATAGCGAAATGTATCCACTTTGTTCATTTCAACCGTTTTCTGGATTTGATTCTTTTAATGCATATCCTGTAGAAGAGTTTTCAAAATCATTAAATTTCTTATCATTCTCACTTCCTGCTCCAAGTTCAAGTGGTTTTATTGATGTTATTGCAGTTAATACTTGCGGTTATGGTTTATTAACAAAAGATTCATCTACATATTATCCTTATGCTAGTGGATTAATTTCTCTTATGAGTTATCCATTAACATGCGCTAGCATTTATGAGGAACTTGTTTTAGATGATGATATATCCTTTTTAACATTAGACGGTTTTGAAAGCTTAGGATTTGATTCTTTAATTTCTGTTGTAAATAATCCAGTAACATGCACTGGTATTTATGAGGAACTTTTATTAGATGATAATATAACCTTTGTAACATTAGATAGTACTGATAACTTAGGACTTGATTCTTTCATTTAACTTATAAATATAAACAATGGATGAATATAACTACAATTTTGAGATTCGCACTCTTTTAACTCATTTTGCTGCTGCATTTGATGGAGTACAAATTAAAAGATTTGACGGTAAAAAACTTTCAAAAGAAATTGTTAAAGTTCCATTTGTTTATGCACCAAAAAGTCATATAATTTCAGATTTATTAGGTCCAACTGATACAGTTCGTCTTCCAATTATGGCAGTCGAGATTAAAGGTCAAGGCAGAGACAACTCTAGAGTTAAAAATAAAATTGAAGACATTAAATATCGTAATAATGATGGAACTTATGTTAATTTAAAAGTTGTTCCATGGAATATTCAAGTACAATTAACAATTCTTGCGAAATTTCAAGAAGATATGGATCAAATTGTTCAAAACTTTGCAGTTAATACAAATCCATATATTATTGTTTCATGGCAAGAACCTAAATCAGGCAGAGAGTTAAGAACAGAAATTCTTTGGGACGGAAATGTATCTTATGAATATCCTGGTAAAAATCAAGGAGCAAAAGATCCTCCTTTTAGAATTACTGCATCAACATCATTTACTATTAAAGGATATGTTTTTAAAGCAGAAATTGAAAATTCAACACCTATATGTTTTATAGAAACTGATTATGTGTTTACTGATAAATTTTACTGCAATTATGATAATTTATTAAATTATACAAGCACAGCTACAACAGAATCTTATGCTATTACAGGAAGACCTGTTCTTCGTTATGTTTCACCGTATTATATTGTTGAAGGGCAATCTCCTACTATAAAACTTCAAGGTTATAGTTTTGGAGATGTTAACGGAGTATTTGTTAGTGGTTCAGATCCAACAATGTATCCAATGTCTACCTTTCAACCATTTTCTGCACTCAATTCTTTTAATGCATATCCTGTAAATGAGTTTTCAAAAAATGATAATACCATAACTTTTACTCTTCCACCACCAAGCGCAAACGGTTTAGTAAACATTATTGCAGTTAATACATGCGGTTATGGTTTATTAACAGAAGACGCAAATCGTTGTAATCGTGTTGAAAATCCATATCCAACAGATGATCCAAATCACTATACATGGACTGTTTTGCAGTTTCCGTATCTTAATGGATTAATAATTGCAGACTTTTTTGACCCATTATGCATTGATTATCATGATCACCAAACAATTTATACAGAAGGCGATTGTGATAAAGATGCTGCAATAACAGCTATCAAACAAATCATGTCTGGTTGCAATATTTCGCTTGCAGAACTGTCCGCAGTGATGTAACGTAGGTTACGTCATATGATTAAATTCAATAAATGTAAACTAAATTCAGAAATATTAGATCAGTGGGTAAAAACCGAGGTTAACGTTCTTCTTATCGGAGAAAAAGGTGTTGGTAAGTCACATCATATTATAAATACTTTTAATAGGAATAATTTAAAGTATGCTTATTTCTCTGGTGCAACTCTTGATCCATGGATTCATCTTCTTGGTATTCCAAAAGCAAAAATTGGGGCAGATGGTAAAGAAAAAATGGAATTTATTCTTCCAGAAAATCTTGATGATGATGTAGAAGCTATTTTTTGTGATGAATGGAACAGAACAAACAAAGTTGTTCGTAATGCATTACTTGAACTTCAGCAGTTTAAGTCTATTAATGGTCGTAAATTCCCAAAACTTAAAATGGTTTGGGGTGCAGTAAATCCTCCAAAAGGAGAAGATGATGATTCATCAGATTATGATGTTGATGAACTTGATCCTGCTCAACTTGATCGTTTTCATATTGTTGTAGAGCTTCCAAATGAACCTGATGTAAAGTATTTTAATCAAAAATTTGGTGATTATCATGGTAAAATTCTTATTGATTGGTGGCATGACCAACCAAAAGAAGCACTTAAAATTTTGTCTCCAAGAAGACTTGATTATGTTGGTGAATGCTTTAAAAAAGGTCTTGATGTAAAATTCTTGCTACCAATTTCTGCAAATGTTAAAGAATTGGTAAAAAAGCTATCACTAGATGAAAAAGAAGAGCTTATTAACTTACTTCTTAGTAAACCAGATGAAGAACAAATGAAAATGTTCTTTTCTGATGAGAAAAATATCTTAAAATATAAGAAGCGTTTAAAAGAACCTCGTTTTTGGAAATATTGGAAGTATGCTAGTAAAGAACTTTTAACAGATGAAGTTAAAACTGATGAAAATTTCGAAAATTATGCACTTTATCATGCTCTTTTAAGAGAAAAGATTTATAGAGACATTTTTGTAGAGATTGCAAAGAGTAATCCTAAAAATACGTCTATTAAAATTTTAAAAACATTAATAGATCAGAACTATGCTCCAGAAACAAACGATCTTAATGACTTTATTTCATCAGAGCCTAATTTTAATACGTTAAAACCTGTTAATAATGCAACAGGAGATTTGTTTAGTGCATTTTTATATCAGTGGCAATCTATAAATCTGCCAAAAACTTTAGATCCAAGAAATACAATATATAATATGAATACAACAGAAAGACGAAAAGGCATAGCAGCTATTAGTCTTTGCTGGAATGTAGTTAAAAATAAGAATCATATGATAAATTTTGTATTATCATGCCTTATGTCTATGCAAAAAGGCACTATTACAAGTGATAAAAATTTCTTAGGTGTTTTTGGAACAATTTGTAAGGTTGCAAAGGAAAATCTTAAACCTGATGAAATAAAACAAATGGTTGAATTTATCAAAACTTATGGTAATAAACTATCTTCTAATAGAATAAATGACTATATTGGATATTTAGGAGGCAGTAACGCAATTACACCAATTCCAGAATCATTTTTAAAGAAAGTTCGTGATATTCGTTCCGTTTTATCCGTTTCAGAGTCTAAAAACAATATTATTGACTTACTAGAACTATAATGAACACTGAAGAAAAATTAGAAATTGCAGGAAAACTACAAAAGTATCATTATTTCTTTCGTTCTTTTTGGGATATAGGAACCCCAGTGGTAGGCGAGTTTTCAGATTTGCCTACTGCTGCTATTTCCTTTGATTTAAAAGGTGAAGCACTACAAT